CTCCCTTAGCCTTTGCAGCCTTCAGAGCCTCGTTCTCAGCCTTCAGATCGTTGATCGACTGAGTGAGAGGTGCAAGCTGCTTTGCAATAATGGCAGCGATCTTCGCATCTTGTTCACCCTCAACCTCAACCTCTTCCTCGGTCTTGGTCTGATTGTGAGTAGTGGTTTTACGGGTCTTTCTCGTGATCTCCCCCTGCATGACCTTTGCATAGGGAACGAGCAAATCCACCGCAGCATTGATATCCTCATCTGAGGAATCATCTTTGAGACCCTTGCAACCCAGCTCAACGAGGTCGTCAATTGCCTTTTCTGTAAGTCCCATATCCTTCAGCTTCTCGGACAGAGCCTTCTTAAACTTGATTTTCATATTCTCTGATAATTAAAAAATGAATTCAATTTTGCGCAAAGTTAGATAAAAATTTCCGTAAGTACCTAATAAGCACCTGTATTTTTAGCATCATTTAACCAAAAAGATTTTTCAGGAAATACTGCAACTTTCCCTAACTTTTGCTTAAAAAGCCTTAAATAAACGCAGTTTTTCATCGAAAATGTTGCCTATCTTGATAATAAGCCATATCTTTGCAGCATCAAACAGAGGTGCTTAACAAGCATCTGAAGTCAAACTTAAAATTTCAACGCAGATGAAAACGAACATTACAATCAATCAGGCAAAGTCGATCATCGGATATATCGATGGATGCAATGCAATGGCAATCGAATTCGGATATCAGGCATCCGATCTCTCAAAGACCTACATCAGGATTCAGGATGAGGATAAGATGAAGAAAGAGAACGGGGATATCTATTCGATGGTAATCCTTGTGAATTTCTCAAATGATGATGAATGTCATCTCGCAGGATTCCTGACCTCGAATGGTAAACTGGATATGATTGAATCCGATATCCCTGAGCATACCGCAATGAGATGGGGATTCGGGGATGAGATCACCTATCAGGAAATGAAATCGATGATTAAATAATAAGGAGGACAAAACTATGATGATCAATGAATTTATCGAGAGAACGGGATTCAAGCCAACCGAGTATTATTATCATGCCGAGATCGAACGTGAATATGAGGCATCCGACATGGATAAGGATAAGTGGTGCAAGTTATGGATGAAGAATGGCGGGATCCAAAAGGCTTACGATGCCATGTGCAAGGATGCAGCCGCCAATAAACTGAAGGTGGATGCCTACGAAAAGAGGATTACTTTCCTTCAGAACAAGGAGGCTGAACTGACTGAGGAAGTTGAAGCCCTGAGGGATGATCGGGTAGAGAGGATCAATGAGAGGATGGAACTGATCGAATTCCTCATCAACTCAGCCGAGAAATGGTCTGCAACCGATATTAGGGAGAAGGTGATTGAAATGATCGGAGCCAAGGAATATATCCGCTATAAGCTCGAACATGATCTCAACCTTTGGGAACTCGACAAGGAACTGATAATGACATTAATCTAATAAAATATAAGGATATGGATAATCTGAATCAATATATCAAGAAATCCCATCTCAGGATGGTTGAGAAGTTTAATCAGGATCTCGAAGCATTCCGAATGGAGACCGAGGAACCGGCTGCAACCCTCTACGAGGATGCCAATATATCATTCACCCTGAAGGATATCCGATTGGAGAACGGATGCCTCGTATATGACTACGATGGGATGACCGAATCAGAGAGAATCGTCTATCAGGATGCCGATTCAGGCGAATACTATGAGGATGATATCGATGGTATCTCCGATTGGATCAAGTTTTGGCGCAAATGCCTCAGGCGGGCAAAGAGATATTGGAGCATGGATCCTGATCGCCTCGATAAGATTCAGGATGGAGAGATCGAGGATCAGGATGATGAGGAATAATAAACCGAGTTTATAACAATTTAATTTCAACGCATTATGAAAGAGAAAGTCAATGTTTATCAGATGGTGACTGATCGGGTGATCGAGCAGCTTGAAAAGGGTATCGTTCCTTGGCAGAAGCCTTGGTCGGGTGCTGGGCTCGCAGATGGAGGCGCAATCAACTATGTTTCAAGAAAGCCCTATTCATTCCTGAATCAGATGCTTTTGGGTCGTGAGGGCGAATATCTCACCTTCAAGCAGATTAAGGATCTCAAAGGCAATATCAAGAAGGGTGCAAAGGCTGGCATAGTGGTATTCTTCACTATGACCACTCATGGGAAGAAAAAGGAGGTGGATGAGGATGGAAACGAGATCGTCACCGAGGTAGTCAATATGCACTCATATCCTATCCTGAAATACTATCATGTATTCCATATCGATGATTGCGAGGGTATTGAGAGTAAGATCAAGGAGATCGAACCCGATGACACCCTGAAGCCCATCGAGAAGGCTGAGAATATCATCAACGGATATCTGAGCCGTGAAAAGAAGCTCAGGTTTCAGAATGACAAACCATCGGGTGATGCCTACTACTCTCCCTCTCAGGATATGGTGGTGGTTCCGATGCTGGGTCAATATCAGGTCGTAGAGGAATACTATTCAACCACATTCCATGAGCTGACCCACTCCACGATGCCCGAGTACAGATGCAACCGTAAGAATGAGATGGGGATCGCAGCTTTCGGGAGTGAATCATACTCGAAAGAGGAATTGGTTGCGGAACTCGGATCCGCCATGATCTGCAATGCAATCAATATCGATAGCGAGAAAGCATTCAAGAACTCGGTTGCATACCTTCAGGGATGGCTGAGTAAGCTGAAGAATGATAATAAGATGATTATTTGGGCTGCATCCAAGGCGGAGAAAGCCGCAAAATATATCATGGGGATCAAATAATAATCTGAAACATTCGCAGAGAGGGCGATTCCTTTCGCTCTCCTGCGATTTTAGGAAAGAATCGATAAACTATTCACCCGAACAATAAAAACGCTCTCAGAATGGCAAAGAAGGATCTATACAAGAATACTGATTATTTCGAGTTCACCCAGCCGAATCCGACAGAGGGGAACAGATGTAAGAAGCCCGACTGCGTTATCAGGGCTTTCGCCATCGCAGCTGATCTCTCATGGCAGGAATCATACGATATCCTCTCGGCATTAGCCCGTGAGAATTATGACGTACCAAATTCAAAGAATATCTATGAGAAGGCTTTCGCTCAGAGAGGCTATAAGGTCGTGACCCTGAAAGCCAACAAGGGCGAGAAAAGAAAGACCGCAGAGGAATTCGCCAAGTCCAATCCAAAGGGGAGGTTCATCCTGAGTCTCGCATCCCATCTCTGTGCGGTGGTCGATGGAAAGATCAGGGACGGATGGAATTGCGGTCATAAGTGCATCTATAAGATCTATATCATCAGTGAGAAATAAATACCATCATTAATTAATTAAATATTCAGAATTATGGAAACGAACGTAACTAAGAGAACAGACATCTATTCAGTCGATCCGAGAAATGTGGTCGTAGTTGAGAATTTCAATGTCCGCAGGGATTTCGCCCTCGATGAGCTGAAGGAGCAGATCAAGGCTCAGGGAGTCCTGAATCCTATCACTGTGATCCCCTTCAAGGATGAGGATGGGAATGAGAAATATCGCCTTGTGGATGGTGAGCGCAGACTGAGGGCTACCCTCGCAGCCATCGAGGAAGGAGCCGACATCAAGCGCATCAAGGCTCTTTTCCTCCCCCGCAACACCAAAGAAGAAGATCTTCTGATCGAGCAGATGATGCGAAATGAGGGAAAGAACTTCACCGAGTATGAGCAGGCAATCATGTTTCAGCGATTCAGGGATAAGTTCGGATATACCCCCGCAGAGATCGCTGCAAAGTTCTGCAAGTCTCAGACCTTCGTAGGTCGATGCCTGAGCCTTTTGGAACTGGCTCCTGAGATTCAGACAAAGATCGAGCAGGGAGAGATCTCAACGGGTGCAGTCCGTCAGATCGTATCAACCAATAAGGATGATGAGAAAGCTCAGATCGCAGCCGTAGAAGATGCCATCGCAGATGCCAAGGAAAAGGGCAGTAAATCAGCCTCCGTGAAGAATCTGCAAGGTGATGCCAAGTCGCAGAAGGATCTGAAGAAGGTCATCGATGGTTTTCAGATCCTCATCAAGTATGCCATCCGTGCGAAGATCGATATCCATGAGTTCGATGTGAAGCAGATAGCCGCCTCCCTGCATAAGTCGGTAATGATGGAGGATGTGATCCTGAAGCTTCAGCAGTATATCGTAGCGGATCCTGACAATATGATCGATGACGATGGAGAGGATTCCATCATCAAGCAATGGAATGAGCTGAAGGCAAAGAATAATAACTCGGTTATATTGTTCCGTTGCGGGGATTTCTATGAGGCTTTCTGCGATGATGCGAAGCCCGTAGCCGAGACCCTTGGCATCACCCTGACCCGCAATAAGGATGGCGAGGATATGTGCGCATTCCCCCATCACGCTCTCGATACCTATCTCCCAAAATTGGTGAGAAAAGGCATGAGGATCGCCATCACCGATCCCGTTCAGGAACCCAAAAAGACCCTCAAAAACCCCATCAAACATGAGGTTGAGGGATTGGATGAGCAGGAAAACGGCTGATTTTCGGGATTTTTCGTGGTAATCTGAAGAAATTTTCGTAATTTTGCAGCAAGGTATGAGTACAAAAGTGGTACACCTCAGGTTGAATGAGCCATTCGAGGGTCAAAATGACTTCTATTTCGGCTCGATCAAGGCGATCTACGATATCATCCCGAAAGAAAGGATCGGGATCGGATATAAATCTCTCACGAATCATGGTCTGAAAGGGAATATCTACAAGAATTCCCTTTGCACCATCGATATAGGGATCATGAGGCGAAAGCCTATCAGGAACAAGAAACAATAATTTCAACGCAATAGAGATATGTTAGGAGCAATTATCGGGGATATCATCGGTAGTACCTATGAATTCCACAACACAAGAGATTACAATTTCGAGCTTTTCCCTGAGGGAAGCTCTTATACGGATGATACGATCTGCACCATCGCAATAGCGGACTCCATCATCACGGGGATCCCTTATCGTGAGAACCTGATCGATTGGTGTAGGAGATATCCTCATCCGATGGGAGCCTACGGAGTATCATTCTCACGCTGGCTCAATTCAACCAATCCCATGCCTTATGATTCATTCGGCAATGGAGCCGCCATGAGGGTATCACCATGCGGATGGGGATTCCTGAATCTATTCGAGGTGAAGGAAAACGCAGAGGGATCCGCAAGATGCAGCCATAATCATCCTGAAGGACTGAGAGGTGCAAGGGTGATAGCAGAATCTATCAATATCCTCATCAATCCTCATTCACTTGAAAAGGTGATAGATTTGGTTCGTAAGGAGTATGGAGACGATTGGGAGAAATGGATCCCTCAGGCTGGACAATGGGATGAGACCTGCATGGGATGCGTGCCACTCGCCATCCATCATCTCATCCATTCCGAGAGCTTCGAGGATGCGATCAGGAAAGCCGTATCATACGGAGGTGATTCAGATACGATGGGATCCATCGTAGGATCGCTTGCAGAGGCTTATTTCGGAATCCCTGAATGGATGAAGGAGAAAGCCCTGAGCTACCTTCCACAAGAGATGATCGATGTGGTCTTACGCTTTAGGATGGAGTTTGTAAATAATAGATTCTAAATCATAGATAATCATGGAAAGAAATGATCTTCTGCATCACTGCAGATACTACAAAGGAGAGAAAGAATCTCCATTTGCCATGACCGATATTCGGTTTACTGCATGGAGAATTGAATCATTATGGATCGATGAGATGGTGAAAGATTCCGATCATCTGTCCTATTGTTTGGAGGAATATATTTCAAAGAGTATGAGAGATTATCGAAAGACCGATGATACCCCGATAACCCTGAAAGCCCTATTGATGAATCGATATTTCCAATACACTGAACGAGAGGATATAGAGGCTTTCAAGGATTTTTATGAGAAACTATATAATTAGAGGGATGCGCTTCGCACCCCTCTTTTTTATTTGAACTTGCAATAATATCCATGAGAATTGACCTCCATCGTATAATCCCTGACATTGAATCCGATGAGTTCTACATCGATATACCACATACCATTCTTATACTCGGCTTTAGTAATCTTCAGTATTGCACCTCTCTGCAAAATCACCTCATTCTCATTTCTTGATGTCGGATTAGCCTTATCCTTGCAATTCCAATTCTTACCATATGTACCACAACTCGACCATGGCTCCGCATATGCTGCGTAAGTTCCTTTAGGACAATAGATGTTCATAATGACATCTTTCGGACCAGTTGCGGTGAATCGGGTATTCTTGCAGGAACCACACGATTGAAAGCTATCCTCTAATCCAATCATCCCATTCAGGGCATTTGGATTAGTTCTATATACGGACAGATCACTTATACCGAAGATATATTCAATATTCCACGGATCACTATCTCGTTTGAGCCATGTATCATCTTTTAGAGTTTGCTTATAGAGAGCCGTAGTCATATTCTTTATATCCCTATCTGATTTATCTTTATATGGGAGATAGTCGTATTCGTATGGGGTAATGGCTCTAAGTGGTCTTGTGATATATCCTGAACCTCCCGTATAGCCAGCAAGGGCAGTCTTTTCGTCAGCCGTGACTTTCTGATAGAATTCTACTGCATTTTGATGGAAATAATCATCTGCATCCTTTGCCGTGATATTCCAAATGGCAGCATTCCTCCTATCATCCGTAAAGCAATCATCATCAAATTTTAGGGTAGGATTATCCATCTTTCCCTTAGCCGCTTTCTTGGCATCTCTCTTTGCTTGTTCTTTGAGTCGCTTCTGATATTCAGTATATGCAAGGGTGGCTTTCTGCTGAATGATGATGATATCCTCCTTATTCGCAAGAGCCACTTTATAATCAAGCAGGAGATTGGCAACATTCTTCGATTGAGGATGATTTATAGACCACATCTCAACGGGATCCATCTGTACCTTGATCGCCTCGATCTTCTGCTGATAGATGACTTCTTCGAGTTTCCTTGCGTAGGCATCCTGAACCACCTTCCATGTAGGATATTGGGTATGCGGCTTCAGGAATGTAGGATCCTCCACATACTTGATCTCCTTTTCGAGCATCTTCTTCTGCTCTGCAAGGCTCTTTCCCTGCATCTTCGCAAAGGTTTTCTCAATGGCATCATGGGCTGAGGTAAGCTCATTCATCGTAAATTGCTTATGCCATTCGTGAACGTCAGGAATGAGATCGATAACCTGATCCTCGAACTCCTTAACCAACTTGATCTTATCCATGATGAGCTTCGCCTGATCCCTGAGGGCAATGAGATCGGATCCCTTGATGAGATCCTGCAACTTGGTTATATCGACCTCACCATAATCCTCACCCTCATTCATGGCATTGATACCGCTCTCGATGATTCCACGCTTCGCCTGAGCGAGCTTCAGAGCCTCGGAGCGAACATCATCCCATCGTGCGTGATCGTATGCATCCTGAATGGCTGAGGTATCGAATCCCTCGATATCCTTGAACTCATCCAAATATCTCTCTGCTGCATCCATAGACTTTGCCCTGAATCTCGCTTTCTTGGTGATCTCATCGATCTTCTCAGGAGTACGATCCTCATGTCTCTGAGCTGCTATTTCAAGCGGAGTGAGCTTCTTTTCGTACTTATCAGGATGGATGATCTGATCCACCGCCTGATAGTTATTCCTGACGAAATATGGATCCTTTCCGTAATCATGGGCATCCACGATCTTATCCGCTTTCTCCCTTACCCAATCCTTGAATCCCTGAGGATAGTCGGTGATCTGCTTTCCCTTTGGGGTATAGGTCTCTCCCTTCAGGAAAGCCTCATTGACCTTTGCCATCTCATCCTCCGACATCAGGATAGGGGTGCATACGCAGTAGCATTGTGGATGGAACCCGTCAAATTGAAAGTCCTTCGGATAGTCACCTTGGAGCTTATCACAGATATCCTCGATCTTATGATTCTTCGATGGCTCGATATGCTGACCGAGGACGAAATCCATCCCCTGCCATCGTGAATGATCGGCTCTGCGATATGCCATATTGGTCTCCGTGCGGGTTAATCGCATGGCATTCTTGGCGGATGATTTATAGACTCCCTGACCCGTCTCATAGGATTTGCGGTCATAGTCGATGAATTTGTATTTCCCCGTTTTCTCATCCTTGACCCTTTTCTTCCACTTCAGCTTATAGACGGGCTCCTTACCGATTACCTCTCCCGTCTCAGGATCGATGATATCCTTCTCTCCAGCCTTATAGCGGAATCGCCTGAACATCAGATCGGGATCATTGAGATATTCCCTGACCTTTCGGCTCATGGAGCTGGCGGAATCACCCTCACCGATGGCAACGGTCATGGCAACCTCCATCTCATCCCTGAGCTGACGGACAGACTTCCAAACCCTATCAGAGAGATTCATCCCCTTCTCTGATCGGTTCAGGAACGCATCACGGGCTGAATCATTGCGGTTCATCCATCCATTGAACTCAGGGGATTCGAGCACCTTCTTTCCATAAACCGAGTTTAGGAGCTTATCGATCTCGTTATTGGCGATATCCCATTCAACGGCAATACCCCGCCTGATAGCCAAGGTTGCAGCCGAATGGAGCTGCCTCAGGGCTTCCTCCACCTTCTTCTGCATCTTCATTGACTCTCCATCGAATGAGAACATCACCCCCTCATCGAGGGATGGCATGGATTTATTCAGGGCGAGGATATTGTTCACGGTCTGAGCGAACATCAACCTCACCTTCTCGGCATAAGCCTCGGTTCTTTTGATGCGAACCTGAGGCGATGCCATGAATTCGGATGCATTAATCTTACTTTTCTTTGCCATAGACGGGATTTCCTGCGATTCTGACGGGATTTCTCATGAAAACCGATAAACTACTCATCCCCGTATGATTGAGCCCCCTCAGAGCCATCGGGATTACCGAAGATGGATTGCTGCTGCTTGATCTTTTCCTCGGATTCCTTCTTGATGCGCTCCGCCTCTCTGTGAGGATCCTTCACAAGGGGATTCATCTCGATACCCGTTTCTTCTGACATGATGCCAGCATCAACGGCACGGATCACATTATTCAGATCATCAGCGATATCCTCTCCGAAAGGCTCTTGGAACTCATGACCCACGATCAGCTTATCACACTCCCCCTTCAGATTGGCATCGAGTACATTGCCGATGATGGCTATAATCAGGGATGCGGTACGATCCAAAAGCTCATCATGGCTCTCCTTTCTCTTTGCCGCCTTGATATCCGCAAGCATCATGACGGTACGCAGAGCCTTGGCGGAGAGCTGGGAGATGGATTTCAGGGTATCGGTGGTGATATTCGGGGTGAATGTCTTCTGAAGGATCTGCGTATGGAGCCATTCGATCTCATCCTTCTTCGACTGAGGCGCATTATCCCATGTGAGATATTTTGCAGCCTTTTCGACACCATCCTTATCATTTGTGATGAGCAATTTTGCAGCCTCCTTCTTCTCAGGCATATTCTTGATGATATCCTGAGCCATGATAGCGATAGGATCTGCGAAATAGTCATTCGTATCGGCAGTACGGGATGCGATGTTTTCCTCTCGGTTGATGAGGGCTTCCACACCATCCCATTCCTTTTCCTGACGGAAATAGATCACGGGGATCTTTCCCGCAAAGTTGATTTCCTCCACCACATCCCATCCGAGGGATTTCTTCACGCAATGGAAGATCGTCTGCTTGGTGAACACATCGAGATGATAGACGGCTCCCTCTCCATCATCCTTGGTATAGTAACCCCATGCGAATGCGATCAGATTCTCATACTGATCGAATCGGGTATAGATCTCATCACCCTTCGATCGGGCGAGAACCCTGAGCTGGCAATTACGGGATCCATCATCATCCGTATAGCAACGGAAAAGCATAGCAGATTCCGTCTCAGCACCCGCCAATCGCTTGCACTGGCGGATCTTTGAATCGAATCGGGTATTCTTGATGAAGTCCTGATAAGCCTTGAAAGCATTATCAGTACCCTCCGAGAGCTGAGACCATTTCACGGGTCTGCCATAGAGGAACACAAGGGCGATCTCATTGATGAACACGGGATAGGGGATGGGGAGCTTCCATACCGCCTCCTTTCTCAGGAACTTACCCTTCTTATCGGTGATGATCTTATCTTCCCGCCTCATTATGTCATGCTCTTTCGTGACATACTCTTTCAGCGCATCCATGACATCATTCACCCGAGTGGTCATCTTCTCCCTGACCGCAGAGATATCCTTTGCAGCCAGCAGTTGCTCAAACTCCTGATTCTTGCCAACGAGGGCATTCACGTAATTACGGAACAAATCAACTAAATACATGCAGCATATAAATATTATGGTTTATAATCCAAGAGAACTCTTATCGAGGTTTTCGTAATCGATATCATCATCATCATCATAGAGATCGTTGATGGCATATCCGAGGATATCCACGAACTCATCATGTGGCATTGATGGGAATCCGCATACCTCATCGAGGAAATCATCATTCCAAGATCCCTCCACTATATAGACCCTTCCACACTCGATCCTCGGAGAAACGACCCTCAGGCGCACCTCCTTATCATCGGTGGGGGTTGGGGTTTCCTTCACATTGAGGGTGGTGGTCTCCTTCAGCATCTGTACTACGGATATTCCATTGGCTTTCGGCTCCACGTTGAGCTTCGATTCCCTATCACCCTCATGGGCTGCTATATATTCAGGCAGGAACCTGAGCAGATCGGGCATCTCCTTCCACATCTGCATGGCATCGTAGAGATAGATATTCGTTCCGATCCTGCAAGCAGCCAATATTCCTGACGGGTCATTATCCTGACCCTTATTCTTCTTTTTATTGTAGGCGGTATCGAGATAGAAGTGCATCGGCTCATTGAACCTGAGAGACTTGAATTCAGCCATTGAGATCTTCCTGAACCAATCCCTCTTAACGATGTTACCTCCCTCGATGGTCGGATGCTGCTGATAGAGGGCATTGAACTCCCTCGGAGCCCTCGCCTTCTGCTTTTCGAGCTTTTTGATGGAGTGTTTTTCCTCCCATAGGGCTTCACCGATCTTTCGATGGCTCATTCCTCCATCATTCTCCCTCTCACAGATCGCTGGGATCGCAAGAACCTCCCAATCATCAGGCTCCGCCTTCAGGAGTCTTCCCGCAAGATCATCCTCATGCCATCGGGTCATGATGAATAATTGGCGGGAATCGTTGTGCAGTCGGGTGGTGAGGACTGTGTTATACCAATCCCATACCTTCTGCCGATAGGTCAGGGAGTAAGCCTCCTGCGCATCCTTCACGGGGTCATCGATGATGGCGATATCTACGGGAGTACCCGTCAGCGATCCGCCAACACCAACCGCCTTATAGAATCCCCTATGTCCCACCGTCTCGAAGACATCTACATTCCTCAGATATCCCTTGTAGTCGCTCTTGACGAGAGGCGAACCGCTCAGATATGTATCAGGGAATATTTCCCTATACTCACGGCTATCAATCGTCCTTTGGATGGATCGAGAGAATTGTTGTGCCAGGTCTGAGCTATATGAGCATCCTGCGATCTTCAGGTCAGGGTCTCTACCCAATGCCCATGCGGGGAAGTTACGAGATATAATCTCTGATTTGCCGTGCTGAGGGGGCATAAAGACCATGAGATTCTTGATCTTTCCCTCCAAAAGCATCTGACAATGCTCCGCAATGATCCGATGGAACCATTCGAGCTGATATTTCGGGTTTGAGTAGCCGAGGAAATGCGGGAATGAAGCTGGAGCCTGAATCTTTAGTTTCTCCTGCTCCAACTGCAATATTCTCTGCTTGATTTCCAATTCCGACAAACTCATTCCTCATTATTTTCAAGTTTTTTGAGACGTTCTATCTCAGCATTAATCTCATCAATCGACATCTTCTTATCATCCTTGTTTTTGAGGATGAATTCACCATTCTGCTTGTTCTGATAGTGCTCAGGATCGAGATTGGTTAGCAGGAAGATGGCGGCTCCCACATTCGGCTGATAATAGACGGTCTTTTTCTTGAACTTCGTCTGAATAGCCTTATTGGGATCTTTCGGATTGGGCTTGAACTCCTTCTCCGTTTCCTCCCTCTCATAACCCTTTGCAGCCATAGCGAGGGATGCTGCGATATCGGTAGTCAGCCGAGCCTTGAACTCCGCCTTTCCCCTCTCGATTGCAGCCTTGAATTCAGGATATTCATCCATCCATCGATAATACGACTTATAGGAGATCCCGATATAATTCAGGAAATCGGATAGCTTCGCCCCTCCGTAGTCCATCAAGCCGTTATCGCTGATCCATGTCTCTGTTGCTTGGATTGCCTGATTCCCGTATTTCATTCCTTCTGAGCATCGATCAGTTTATAGAATTCAGCCTTCAATGATGGATTCTTGGTGAACAGACCCGTGAAGTGGGCTACCGTCATGGCTCCATCATTGCGCACACCCCTCATGGTCTTACACAGATGCTTTCCCCTCATCACGATTGCGAATCCGAGTGCATCACCATCAAGGGCTTCATCGAGCATCTTCACGATATCCCTTGCGAGCCTTTCCTGCAACTGAAGTCGGGCAGCGCAATAACCCACGACTCTCGCCACCTTGGAGATGCCGAGGATCTTTCCGTTGGGATTCGGGATATATGCGAAATAGTATTTACCGAAGAATGGCAGGATATGATGCTCGCACATGGAATAGTAATCCCCTGAATCGAACACCAAATCATCGATACCATCCTCATTGGGGAATGTGGTGATCTTCGGCTTCTGAGATGGATCATAGCCCCTGAAGATCTCCTTCCACATTCTCATGATGCGATCAGGAGTCCCCTTTAATCCGTCACGATCAGGATCATCCCCGATGGCGAGGATCAGGGCTCTTATCGCACCCCTAATATCTTCTGCGTTTGTAGTGATAGCTTCCATTTTGGATTATTCTTGATAAATGTGACACAAAAATCGATGATCTCCTTATTCCGTTTCTTGTCACCCGTATCGCAGGGCTGGACGAAATAATGAGCTGCCGTGATCCCGAATGTCGGATCAGATAAGAGATGATATCCATCGAATACCACCTTCACTTCCTGAGCGGTTTTCAGGATCGGAGTACCAGCAGATCCCACGAATGGGGATTTCGGTGAGACAGTCACCCAATCGACATTCTTTGGAACCTCACGGGTTCCATTGGTCTCGATGGCTACAGACTTACCGATCTCATGGATCTTACCGATGAGGGCTTCAAGCGGCTGCAATGTCGGCTCCCCTCCCGTGATGACTACCCAATTAGCGGGATATTCCTCGATCTGAGAGATGATTTCATCCTCGGTGAGGATATTGCAGGGCTCATGGATGGTATCGCAGAACGGGCATCTCAGATTGCATCCTGAGAGACGGATGAATATAGCCGCCTCGCCTGAATGTGCGCCCTCTCCCTGCAAGGAATAGAATATCTCATTTACCCTCATAGCACATCGTTATCTTTAGCCTTGTCATCAACATAGACCGCCATGTTACCCTCGGATTCCCTCACCGAAGCCTTATAGCAGTCGGGGACATTATCGACAACCCACTTGGCGATATTCTCTGCGGTGGGGTTGAATGGCAGGATCTCATTGAAATTCTGATGATCGAGCTTTCCATGAATCATATCCTTGATCTTCTTGAAATCGCAGACCATCCCATCCTTATTGAGCTTCTTTCCTTTGCAGAACACGGTGATGATCCAATTATGCCCGTGAAGGTTCTCGCATTTTGACGGATAGGAGAGCTTCAGATGATGGCTCCCAGCTATCTCCATTCTCTTTGATACGTAATACATGATGATATATGATTTAGTGAATACTCAACTCGGTTTATTCCTCATACTCGGTCGGATCATCAAGCCCAGCAAGGGCGAAAGCCTCCTTCCGTTCTACGCAGGTTCCACACTTCCCGCAATGTTTCTCACCTCCCTTATAGCAGGAATAGGTCTTTGAATAGTCGATCCCTATCTGACCTCCGATATGGGCGATCTGATCCTTGGTGAGGGTGGTATATGGAGCTTCTATCCTGATATGATCGTAGGTTCCGTATGCCATAGCCTCAGACATGGAATTGATGAATGTAGCCCTACAATCGGGATAGATCGCATGATCCCCCGCATGATTGGCTATCATGACCCTCTGAAGCTCACGGCTCTCAGCGAGACCGCAAGCAATAGAGAGCATGATTCCATTGCGGAATGGAACCACCGTTGATTTCATATTCTCATCGGCATAGTGACCCTCAGGGATATCCTGAGCACCACTCAGAAGCGATGACTTGAAATATCGGTGCATGAAATCGAGAGGGATGATGATGTGCTCGATGCCCAAAACCTTGCAATGATAGGCAGCGCACTCGATCTCCCTCTTATTGTGATTGCTCCCGTAGTCGAACGTGACCGCAAGGGCAATGTACTCATGACGATCATAGAGTAGGGTGATGGAATCCATTCCCCCGCTCACGATGATAACTGAATCCTTCTTCTTCATAACTTTTCGCCTTTTTAATTGAGTTGCGCATTTTGCGCTTTTTACCAATTCGCCTCCGCATACTTGCAGAGCTTCACCCATTCCCTGAAGTTGTTCACCGCACCCTCCCTTGATTTCAGTCGGGCATTATCGGCTTTGAGCTGATCCATAGTACCCTTCGAGGGATTGAATTTATAGAGATAACCGCCTCGGTTCCCATAGAGCCAAGCGGTAGAATCAACAGAATCGAAGTGATATTTCGGCAGATTCAGGATGGTGGTATATCCAAGCCCATGAATCTTGCATCGATGGAGATGTGCGGTCTTGATGAACCAAGGGAATCCCTTCTCATATTTCTGACGGGGTATCTCCTTGGTGACTATCCCACCGAGGGCTACATACGGATAGTTCTCGCACATCTTGATGAAGTATTCCTTCCCTCGGTTCTTATGCCATACGGGGATCGGTTTCTTTCCCGTCAGGGCTTCAAGTTTCTCCCTGAGCCTTTCAACTTCCTGCAATCCTACGACTGAATCGATATCGAGCTCAAAGAATAGCTTTATATCATGCTTATTGATGAATCGTGCATAATCCTCCACATACTCATCCCAGTTTATCGATCCCTTATGGGCTCCCGTCATGAACGTGAATGCCCCTGAATCGAGCAGGAATGATCCGAAGTGCTTTGCGAGAGCCATGAATTCCTCATTCTTCCTGAGGTAATAGAACGATTCGAGGATGCTCATCTCAGAGAGCTTCACATCACGCACGAAATCATCAGCGATTGGGTTATCCCCATCACCGATGAACTTTGACATCGATTCCCTTATATGGTCTTTCAGATGCCCGCTCGATACTAATGATGCCTGATATACTTTCATTTCTTCAACCACTTCAGACCTCGAATGAGGTGCAGCTAAATATATATTCATAACCTTTTGCCAAAAATCTCGGAGGTTTCCACTTACCCCCCCCGCCAAGAATATTCTCATATATCGGGGATAATATTATATATATAATAACTATACTACCTGATAGCGATATTACTTGACCTTGATGCCTGAGTAATCCGACAGAGCACCCTCGATGATGGATTTTATATCATCCTTCTGATCCTTCATTTCGAGGGGTATGGTTACGGTGATCTTGTCACCCTTATCCTTATTCCCGTCATCATCGAGATCATCAAAGAACTCATCCGTATCGATCTCTGATTCCATGATCGGCAGATCAACACCCCATTCGGTGAGGGCTTCGGCATCCCATTCGTTAGCCAGCATATCCCATTGCCATTTTCCGAATCCTGAATTGTCGAGTACCGCATAAGCCTTCAGTTCCTCTACGGTGGTCTCCTTTGGTATGATGCCGCATGGGATCGGCTTATCCTTCGACTTCAGCCATGCCTCCCAATATTTTCTGAGGTATTCCCTCTCATCGGCAGACAATTGCGCATATCCTGAGCATTTACCGAGGGTGATATTGACTTGGGCAGGGCTCATCTTCGCAATCTCGGAGAGTCCACGATGGCGCATATTTCCTCCGATGGCAACAAACTTCCCGCCATCAAACGGCAATACCATCAGGCATCTCAATTCAAGCATCTTCGGATGCATGAGGATGCTCTTAATCAGCAGATCGAATTTCCGATCCACGATATCACGGGGGTTTGCTGGCAATCCTTCAATCTGCCCCTCGTTAGGCTCGATCCTATCCAATGGGATAAGCACGAACTTTGATCTGATTTCTTCTTCTTTCATTGCAAGGAGTAATTAAAATTTGAGATATATCGGGGCAAAGATACAAAAAAGAGTGCTTATCAGGCACTCTTTTGCAAAGTTTTGACTTTATTTAACGCAAATATGAGTTAATTTCGGTCATAAAATCATCAAACGATCTGCAAATGACGTACTTATAACCCGTATTCTCAACCTCCAACTGCCATCTTTTCTGTGACGGCTGCTGCTTTCCTTTCGGGGTTTTCATCTCTATGCATAATCCATGATACCCTTTTGAAGGATAGAGCAGAAGGAGATCCGAGACCCCTGCGGTCGATCCCTCGGCTTTCAGGATCGCCCCCTCGACCCTCCGCCTTGCGCCTCCATTCGGAACCGAAAAGAGCAGGAGAGCCAATTTCGGGAACTGAAGCCTGAACCATCTCACGCATACGATCTGAGTCCGTGATTCCTGATGTATCATGCAGCCTATCAGAATGGGAGATCGTCATTCCCGTTTTCCTGCGCCTGAGGCGGAGGGAATGGTGCTGGTGAGGAATTATAAGGGTTCGATGCCGTTTGCGGATTCTGAGCCGTATTCTGCGCCTGAGAATGATTGTTTCCGTCTTGTCGCTTATCAAGCATCTGCATCACCTCGCATTCTATCTCGGTGACATAACGCTTCTGCCCGTCATTCCCATCATAGGATCTGTTTCGGATCTTTCCCTGAATATAGAGGGAGCTTCCCTTGTGGACATATTTCTCCACGACCTCTGCGGTCTTACCCCAGCATACGATGTTATGCCACTCGGTTTTCTCAGGGATCTGCTGCCCTGATTGGGTGGTATATCCTGCCTCGGTGGTAGCCAATGCGAATGATGCCACCTTCCTGCCTGATTGAAGGGTGGTGATTCGGGGATCATTCCCAACGAATCCCACCACTATTGCCATATTTACTGATGCCATGTAATATAATATATAAATATTCTACGATATAACGATTGATATAGTCCCCGATTTCGCACAGAAACGGGGCTTCCTGCGATTTTCTCCCCTCCGCCTTAGTGGTAGTTACTCCTGAACGGATTCGAGCGAATACGGAGCCAATATTCATGATGCGGATTTTCCTCTCTCGGATGCTTGGTCTCAAAGAAAGGTGGCGGCGGCATCGATCTGTGCCTCAGATGCTCAAACCAATCCATCGATGCCCATTCAGCGAAAGCCCTCAGGGCTCTCTCCATCAGCTTTGAATCCTTCATAACCTCATCCTCCGAACAATTCTACCTGAACTGGCTCTTTCCTTCCTGAGAGGATCTTTCTCACCCTCAGGATCTCATCATCAATCTCCTTTTCGAGCTTCTTGCTCTTATTGAGGGATGCGCTGCTGCGGGTACGGAAATACTCCTTCTGCGCATCCCTCATCTCGGAGACCTTATCAAAGAACTCCCTCTTATCCATTATTCCTCGTGTTCGGGTTTATCATCCTTTGCCTCAGGCTTCTTATACTCGAACACATCCCAAAGGGTAGTCTCAGCGATGGAGAGAATCACGTAATCAATCATGGTTCCTCCCATGACCTCATCGATGGCTCTCATGGCGGATCCGAAAGATCCTGCCTGAACGAGATAGTTCACATTGGAACGTTTCTCCTTCTCGGTCTTCTCATCGATGGTGATGAATGCGAGCTTCGCCTTGTACCACTTATCAGCCATCTCGTCATCCGAAAAGAAAATCTCCTTATAGGATGCCTGCTTGATGTCGGCAACCTTGAACTCCCCGCTGATATAGGATGCCATTTCCTCGATGATCCTTTCCTCAGCCTCGGTGAAGCTCAGGGCATCCACCACATAACCCTCAGTAACCTTCTTCTGCAAGCCATCCTCCTGAACCTTCTCATAGCGGATCTTGCATTCAAACCATTGTGCAGTTCTTGATCTCATAATAATTCTGTTTTAGATGTTAATAACTCAGTTTATTTCTCGGTCTCCGATTCCTCGGATTCCTTCTTCTCATTCTCGTTGATCTTCTCATACTCCTTGACTGCGGCATTATGGAGAGCCATCATCATGATCTTGGAGATCACGTCTCTCTCACCGCTTGAAAGGCTGGATGCCTTAGCCTGAATCTTGTCGAACTCACTCAGGATGAAGTCAGGATTCATCAATCCCTTCTCCTTCAGGGTCTGATAGGGATTCCGCTTCAATCCATGCTTGGATCCTGCTTCAGCCACCATACGAGACTTCTCAACACTCTCGATCACTTCCTTGACCTCGGCAAAGACCTCATCCCTGCCCAGCTCTCTCTGCTCATTCTTCTTTTCTTCCATAAATGATGAAATTTAGATTGTTAATATTATATTTACTTAATCGAATAGATCCAATTGTCGGGGATCGAACCGATCTATCAGGGCATCGATCTGAACCATTGCCTTCTCGATGTAGGGGATGATGGCGGTATTTTCCTCCCAATTACCGAACTCATCATAGTCATCACCGATCTCCTTTCTCCATCTCAGATCATCGCTGAATATCTTTCTGATCTTCTTCAGGCATCCCGATATGGCGAATTTCTCTGATCGGTAGCCATTGGCGATCTCATCCTCAGGGATGAATAGGGGAGCACCGAAGGAACTGTTTTCAACGATCTTCCAAAAGAATCCGTAATCCCATGCCCCGCAAGGTGATTGCGAGGTGGTGATGGTGATGGCGCAATATCTGTTATGCCATTCTACGGGTTTTCTCGGAGTCAGGCAGACATCATTGATATCATACCCGAACTCCTTGTATTCCGTCACCGCCTTGGATGGATCATGGCTCTTTAGCCATTTCTTCCATCCTGCCTCGGTGAATGTCTCACCCGTACTTTTGCATCTGTGATGAACCTGAGCACCCATAATCAATCGAATAATGATCTCTGACTATTCTCCGCCTCGATAGCCTTGCAATTCCTGATTGCCTCCTTGAAGTAGGATTCCTTCAGCTCGAATCCGATCCCGAATCTTTCGAGCTTGATGGCTCCATATACCTCCGATCCGATGCCGAGGAACGGGGTCAGTACCTTATCGCCCTTGTTACTCCAAAGGGTGATTGCCCTCTCGATGGTATCGAGCTGAAGCGGGCATATATGCTTCTCATCGGCTTCATCACGACCCTTGGCTGCATTCAGGGTCTTGGAATAGTCGATATCCATCCAAACGGGGGATGCGTATTTCTGCCATGTATCAACCGAGATATCGCAATGAACTGGATGCTCATGCTCTCCCTCCTTGCGGAATACCATGAGATAGTCGGGGATTCCCACTCGGCTCATGGCGGCATCCTTCTTCACCTGCTTATGGAGCAGTCCGAGAGCCTTGGTGCGCTGCATCTCCGTGACGGGATTCTTCCATATCGTCACCCTTGAATGGTAGATGAATCCTACCTCCGTGAAAGCCTGAAGTATCATACCTGAGAAATCACGCAGCCCGATATAACCCTCCTTGCCTTTCTGAATCGGCAGATCCATGCAGTGAACGGCAACATTTCGCCCCCCCCACATCACTCTGTAGAGCTCCTTCACAAGATACTTGAAAGCCTCGAAGAATTCCTTGTAATCCTTTGAATTCCCCATATCCTCCAACTTATCCGAATAGGTGTAAAGCTCTGCGAATGGGGGAGAGAATATTGAGAAACCGATACTATTGTCAGGGATATCCTGAATGCATTTCACACAATCCCCCAAGCGGATATCACAATGATCCGACTGATACTGATTAGATACTTCCATCTTCTTCAAATTGATTTTATTGTTTATATTTCTGTTCATTGCCTCGGTCATGGCTGACTGCATCTCCTTGAAAGCCTTCTGCTTCTCATCGAATGATTTCTTCACATTCTGCATGGTGTCGGTGGTGATGAGATAGATATTCACCGCCTCCGACTGACCGAAGCGATAGGATCTGCGGATTCCCTGATAGGTAGCCTCAAAGGAGAAATCGAGAGAGGCATAGATCTGATTGTGGCAGTTCTGATAGTTCAATCCGAATTGAGCAATCTTCAGCTTCGTGATGAGGATCCTGAAATCCCCGTTACCGAAGCCCAGCAGCTTCTCCTTCTTGTATTCCTTATCATCGGATCCCTTGACCTCGACTGCCTCAGGCAGCAGGGAACGGAGGTATTTGCCCTCATCATCATGACCGATCCAAATGATGAAATTCTCATCAGGCATAGACTTCACCATAGATGCAACTCGGTTGAGTCGGATTTCTGCCGTAGCCCTGAGTTCCTTATGATAGTCCGTTGCGCTGACTGCGATATCATTGAAAAGCATCCCGTTATCCCTTTTCGGGGTTATACAGATTTCCTCCATCACGTTCAGAGGGGGCAGGAGATATCCTTCATCCGAGAATCCGATATCCGATGGCTTATTCAGCATCACCGCCCAAGTCGAGACGAAATCCCAAAAGCTCTGCTTTGCGTGACCCTTCAATCTCCAATCCGAGGTTGATCCTCCATCATGGACGAAATACATCGCAAGCATCTCGGTACGGCTCATCACATCGAGGAATTCCGCATGGTTGCATATCTCTGTGGTATCATTCGGGGATGGGGTAGCCGTGCAAGCCAATTTATAATGGGTTCGGGCAAAGCTCTCGATGATGAATGTGCGGGTCTTTCCCTGAAAGTTTTTCAGGATGGATGACTCATCGAGGACGATTCCCACAAAATTCTCCACCTCCACATTCGGCAGATTATCATAGTTCGTGATATAGATGCCGCATTCATCGAGATTGCTTGTGAACTCATCATAATCCCTCACGACATATCCGAACTTCACACCCTCTGCGATGGTCTGAGAGATCACCGCCAGCGGAGCGAGGATCAGGATCGGCTGAGAGGTATGCTCGAACACCTTCTGAGCCCATTCGAGCTGCTGGATGGTCTTTCCGAGACCGCAATCCTCAAAGAGGGCGAATTTTCCTGCGGACAATGCCCGCTTCACACAATACTTCTGAAAGGGGAATAGGGCAGGGTTCAGATCCTCATCCTGAACCTCAAATCCGCTTTCGATCCTCTGAGTCTTTTTTCTTTCGAGGAACTCAGAATAAGCCTCTTTTTCTTCTTTTGTCATAGTGCGTTGAAATTATAATTTATTGATTGGAATTATCTTCTCTGAATAATCTGCAAGTGCTTCAAGGAATTTCTTCTTGCTCTTATAGACCTTACCATCTATCCGCCAATGCCGATATTGCCGCCCAAAGGTTCCATCCTTCTTTTTCAGGGTATGGTCGCAGATTCCGAGCCTACCATTCTCGCTGACATAAGCAATTGTATGCTCATCCTCAAATGCCATCGTACCGACACAACGGAACTTGACCTTCTTCAATTCTTCTTCTGTCATTTTATGATCCTCCTTAGAAATCTTTCTATCTCATATAACACATAATCGATAACATTCATGATAATCAATAAAGCTATCAGGGTATTGGCAATCGGGATTATAGCCTCCATGATATATGTCCGATATAAACGAGAGCTGAACATTACCCCATCTTTGATCTTCAGATACAGATCGATGGATGCAGCCAAGGCAACTATAACCATCGAAGCGATATAGATAGCTGGAACCAAATCAATTATATAATCAAATATCTTTTCCATATTATTTGAACTTTTCCGTGTTCTTGCCCCAATTAGGGTCTTCCTTTTTCTTGCGCATGATAGCTCCTGCCTTGGAAAGCATCATATCATACATATTATCACACTTCTCACCCCACACAAGGTCTTTAAGATAGTCGCTATTGTGCTGCAAGAACCTTAGTTTTTCCTCCGACATCGACATAATCTGCTTGATGTCGTTGAACATTTCCATATACATATTCTTGTCGTGTCGGTGCAAGATGCTATCCATGTCCTGAACCGAAGATTTGATAATGTCTGCGCACATAAAGCATACAAGAAGATGCTTCATCAAATCCTCCTTTTCCGACAACGGCATCTTTATACTCGCAACATCAATCTTTTCAACCTGACTTTCCGATTCCTCGATATAGTTATACACACACTCATTGTAAAGCGTTTCTATGTACTTTGCAATATCCAAGGCATCCTGATACTTTCCATTACGCATCAACATCTGCTGCTGAACACGCAACTGCCGCACTTTCGGCTCTGCATCAAACGCCGCCTTTATCTTATCAAGCAACTCCTTCGGCAATTCGCTAATCTTCGTCATAACACTAAATCTAAATTAAAAAATCCATCTTCATTTCCTTACAATTTATCGTGTTCGTAAATCTCCTTATCATAGATCTTTGCAGTCCGATATTCGAGATTGCAACCTTTAGAGGATTGCCAAGCATGATCGAGATAGATGGCATCACTCTCCATCACTGCCTGAACGCATCTACCCATTGCGATAGCCTCGGAGGTGTTCGCTGCTGGATTCACATCGAATGATGAGATGAAGGAATACCCATAGAATCGATGATCGGTCTTGATGATCTCCTTCAATTCTCTCACTCTCTTTCTTGCTGCCTGATATTTGTTCCTGAAACCCTGCTCAGGACGGGCATTGATTGGTGTGGCAATATATAACTTCATAGCTCTATCTTTTTATCACAACCCATTACCATCATTGCCTACTGAAGTTCGTGAACATATTCAATAGGCATAGCAATACTTTTCTCTGCAAACTCAATCGTTAGGAATATGATTGGTGGTATATTCTCCTCTGATATACCTTCATCAAAACTAACATTTATCTCATAGCAATCGTAATAATAGAACTCTGTATCATCAGTTTCTTCTCTTGCCTCAAAACCATTCTTTGTTAGATGTATCTTTTCAAGTGGGATAGGTCTAATATCTTCGGAACAAATATCCTCAATACCAATATGTATCGTATTATTTTGAAGAAAGACTTTAAAGTATGCGTTTTCATCATCTTTGTGGTCTATCAATGTTTTTATACGACCTATTGCACCTGCATATTTACATGGTTCTACTATTTGAACCCAATTTCCAATCATCAATTCTCTTGCGTTCATAATCTATTCTCCTTTCGTTGAACATATAGGCTCCTTAGCCCATTCTACATAACAACCCAGCTCTGAGCAATATCTGCCATTCACCCCGTTATAGGCTTTCAGGCATTGGGCGCATATTTCATTTGTCTGAGCACTCATTTCTTCAAGTGATTAATTCGTGATTCTATCTGCGTGATAACATTCCCGATGGATGATGTAGGATAGGTCTTTTCGACCTCCTTCAGGATCCTCAACTGAGTTTCGAGGGTTGCAAGTCCCCTGATATGTCGGTGCTTTCTCTTATAGTCGGGATCCTTCTCCCTGCCTGAGATCTTATCCATCATCATTTTCAGGAGTTCATCCTGATCGAGCCCCATGATCCCCGTGATATGGTATAGGACACCATTCAGATCCGCCAGCTCATCGATGAAATCCTCTCTCGATCCATAGTGGAACGCATTCTGAAGTTCCTCGAATTCCTCTGAGAGCTTCGCCATGCGGCTCACCATCTCTTTTCCGAATCTCTTATTGAGATATTCCAAAATAGTCTGTGCCATAGTCATTCTTCCGTTTCCAATAATTCAGGATGATCGTAGATATTACTGATGATCGTCTTACTATGAGTCCACCGCTCATCATCAAGACCGCAGCATCCGAAATCGTGTCTATCCTGAGTTCCATTCAACCCAGCCTTGAAACGTCCCTCGGAGTCATCGAAAAACACCAAGTGCAATATTGTACTATCATCACTTCTTGCCTTTACTCCGATGATATCACCCTCATAGATATCCTTACCATCCCGATCCTTCAGACCCGTGAACTGCCCTACGGTCTCAGGATCTACCTTGACCTGAGATTTATAGCTCCCATCCTCATGATACTGATGGATAACCATGAAATCCTCCTTCGGTCTTGTCTCCAAGTCACCAAAGACGAAATCACCCGTCTTTATATCCTTTCCCCTGAATTTGATAATCCGTTTCATTCCTTTTCGATTTTGATATTGAATATTTCCTCTATCTCTTTAAGGTTGCCGACCAACTTTCCGAATTTGGTGGTTATCTCGGTTCCCTGAATCAGGACATGGGCTGCACCATTGATGGATATCAGCTCCTTCGTATTGCAGTATTTCCAATTCTTCTTAGGCTCATCATCCGCCTGATAGTCCACAAGGAACCTACCTCCCTCGATGGTGATGGTGATAACCTCCTTATCGGGTCTCGGCATATTATCGAAATACTCATCCACCTTGGATGGTTTCCTCTCTTTTGACTTGGCTCTCTTTTCCTTGGTCTGCTTCGCCACGCATTTCTTGCAGCGATGCTTATAGGACTTCGAGAATTCTGACTCAGGCAAGAACCTACCGCAAACCTCGCATTTCTTATTGATCTCCATCTTCCAAATCTTCTATTTTGTGGATATACTTATCTTTCCTGATGAAAACACTCATGATAGCCATGATACCCAAGAAAAGGGTTATCAGCAG